AGGAGACTGTTGTAAACATCATAATGGGACAGAATGTCTAAATTTATTGATTTAAGCAAATTCGACCCCCACAAACTTCACAGTGAATTTGTTGCCGCCGAACCATTTCCTCACATTGTCTTGGATGACTTTTTGCAGCATGAGATATTAGATGACGTCATAGAAGATTTCGACAATGAAAATTTTGATAATTGGGATAAGCGAGATCACGACAAGATACAAATTAAATGGAGATCAAATTGGCAAAATGACAGTGATGTGCCACACAACACTTTATCTTTGATACAATTTCTAAACAGTGGTCAATTCCTAAGATGGTTGTCCACAGTCACAGGAATTCAAGGAATAATACCTGATCCTTATCTCACTGGAGGCGGTTTTAATCAAATCAATCCAGGTGGAACATTGGCTATTCATGCCGATGGCAATTGGCACGATCTAATGGCTGTGCACAGAAGATTAAATATTATCATTTACCTCAATGATCAATGGCAAGATCACTGGGGAGGACATTTTGAACTATGGGATCATCACAGCGGTCGGCCCAATAAATGCTGTAAAAAAGTCAGCCCCGATCTTAATCGCTGTGTGATTTTTCGCACAGATGACTATAGTTTTCATGGACATCCCACACCTTTGAGATGCCCGCCCCATCGCAGTAGAAGATCGCTGATTTTGTATTATTACAGCAGCACAAGACCAGCTACAGAGATTTTTACCCAGGATCATCATAGAGCACTGTTTCATGCTCCGGAAAAATTAGGTATAGATTATGAATAACACCATATTTAATAACGTCAGAATATTGATAACAGGAGGCACAGGATCCTGGGGGCGCACACTGTCCAGATTATTATTGGCGACTTATAACATAAAAGAAATTGTAATTTTTTCTCGTGGAGAATTGCAACAGGTTTTGATGCAACGAGATTTTGGCTTTGACAAAAGAATAAAATTTGTAATAGGGGACATTCGTGACTACAGCGCAGTGGCACAGGCCTGCAAAGAAATCGATATTATTTTTCATTTGGCAGCACTTAAACATGTGCCCATCTGCGAAGAGCACCCACAGGAAGCAATCAAGACCAATATTTTTGGTACAACCAATATAGTCAATGCTGCCATTGCCAATAATGTCAAAAAGGTCATTGATGTCAGCACAGACAAAGCAGTTGAACCATTGAATTTATATGGCATGACCAAGGCAGTGGGAGAAAAATTAATATTGCAGGCCAATGATATAGCTCATACCACAAAATTTGTCTGTGTTCGCGGCGGTAATGTCATGGGGTCAAACGGCAGTGTAATTCCTTTTTTCATAGATGAAATCAAAAAAGGCGGCCCAGTTAGATTAACAGATCGTGATATGACAAGATTTTTCCTAACACTCGAAGAAGCCATTAAATTATTATTTCGTGCCGCCGAGGTTGGTGTGGGCAAAGAAACATTTGTTATGAATATGCCCAGCTGCCGTATTGCAGATCTACTCACTGTCTTGATGGATCATCATGGTCATGTTCCTGTCTCTGAAATAGGATCCAAACCAGGTGAAAAATTACATGAAGTTTTGATCAGTCATCATGAAAGTCCTGTTACTAAAGAACTTGATCAAGACTATTTTGTGATCTTGCCACATCGCAGTGACTCAATAGCGACTGATACCTACAGTCATTTACCAGATTTCCAGTACAAAGAGTTTGCCAGCAATACCAAATTAATGAATTACGATCAAATTGTTGAGATGCTAAAACAGGGTAAATTTATATGAAAATTTTAGTATTAGGTAACACAGGCATGGCAGGACACATGATTGAACTCTATTTAAAAAAACAAGGTCATGCTGTGATCACTGCAGGGCGACACAATCACAGTGACATGTTTTTGGATGTAGAGAATTTTACTTCGGTACAAAAGTTTCTATCTATCATAGACAGCAATATTGACTATGTGATAAACTGTATAGGACTATTGGTCAAAGACTGCCAAGATAGGCCAGATTTAGCAGTGCAGATAAATTCATGGTTTCCACAATTTTTGGCTCAACAATTACAAAACACAGCAGTGAAAATTATACACATCAGTACTGATTGCGTATTCGATGGCAGTAAAGGACAATACACAGAAACAGATCTGCCCACTGAAACAAATTATTATGGCAAAAGTAAAAGTTTAGGTGAAATTTGCAATAAAAAAGACATAACTTTTAGATGCAGTATTGTGGGACCAGAATTGAAAAACGGATCGGGATTATTGAACTGGTTTAGATTTCAATCAGGATTCATAGTAAAAGGATGGACTAATGCTTATTGGAACGGAATGACCACACTACAACTGGCCAAATGCATCAACAGCTACATCACAAAAGGTGCTGAAGTCGCCGGAATTTATCATCTAGCAGACAATAACCTGTCAATAAGCAAATATGATCTCCTTAGATTGTTTGATCAAGTCTACTATCATAAAAAAACCATCGAACCTGTGCAACTTGATCAGACCATAGATAAAACAATCATAGATACGAGATGTTGTTTTGATTGGGCCATCCCAGATCTACAAAATCAATTAGAAGAATTACGAGATTTTTACCCACTGGCGCATGTGTGACCAGCATTCGCCAGATCGGACATCTTTAAAACTCCAGTGCGACTGTGCCAGTGATTTTATCCACTGTTCTCTATCAACCATCAAGGGGCTTTCTAATTTACCGAAATCAGTGTTGGCTACCGGACCGGCTTGACAATATCCAGGATCATCTGTGATAAAACAGGGGATGCCTTCGATCACCGCCACAGAGCTGGGTGTACTGTTATGACAAACCAATGCCCAACAATTCTGAAGATCTTCTAATATATGTACTCGTTGATCGCTGATTTGAATTTTTTGTTTGTTTAAAAACTTTTGATATTTGACAAAATTTTTCCAATTTCCTGGATGCCATCGTGCTCTAATTGGTCTATCTGTGTGCTGTCTAATTTTGGCCACTGTGTTGGTCAACCAACTTTCAAAATCTGTACCTCTCATACTCCAACCCTCGGGTCGTTGTATGGCAATCAAGACATGTTGCCCAGTTTGACGCCAAGGTGCTAAATCCATGTTGTAATGGTTTTTTATTTTTTTCCAATTTCTTTCGCTGGGATTTTCATTACAGTAAATACCATCCTTGGGAAATACACTGTTGAAACTGTATCTTAGATATCGATGTGGGTTGTCTTTGTTTTTGTAGATAAATACGTTGCTGTCGATACTGAGCCAATATTTTTTTAGTAGAGTCTGAGTGTCGATGATCATTTTTCTAACCAAATAGTGTTGCAAACGAATCTTACCTGGATTGGTGGAAAATGCATTACCAATTATGGCCCCAACATCACAGGGCTCGTAGCTGTTGCTACGAGTGATTCGAGCATCGTCTCCACACTTGGCAGCACCTTCAGCAAAAAAAGTCAAAGCATCGATCTTTTCTTGACTGTTGACATTGGGTGGTAAACTGCTTAGATAACTTCTAACTACTAATTTTTGATCTTTGCTCATTTTCCTTGACCAGCCGCCAGGCCAACCCAGATACCATTTCATCTATGCTGAATTGACAATAAGCAATGTGATGTAGCCAAGCCTGCACAAGATCTGTATTGGGTCTAAATGGGTTTTCTATATTTTTTAAATCATGTTCACACACTGGATCAGCAGCAGTAGGTGCCAGTGCAATTGCTGGTATGCCGTATGCCACGGCTTCAACTGCAGCAATACTGTTGTAAGTCACTATACAAAACACATCATTGTCGAATGCTGAATATATGGTGTCATTGGTTCTTTCGGCTCTATTGGCCTTTTCTCTAACAACAATGGGTCTATCTGAATATTTCTTGATGCATTCAATGGTTCTATTGACCCAAACTTGTCTATCTATGCCGTAGTATTTACAAGGCTTGTCACTGGGTGCCACCAATAGAATATTTCTACCCGGTGGTTTCCATCCTTTGTATTCTAAGAAAGTATTCCACTCAACTAATTTGTTCCATCTGTCGTCGGGCACAGACATGATGTTGTCATGCTGCATTGCATTCTTTACAATTCTATGATAAATTTTTCTGCCAGTACGATTATTTGGACTGGGGTAATTTCCCAAATAACCAGTTTCGATAAAATAGTAATCCTTTTTATGAGCAGTCATCCAGTCAATGATTTTGCCAGCAGCAATACCTCTGACCAAAATACTAGAATCAATAGTGTCTCGGATGTCTGCAAAATTGTCGTAGGGAACAAATAGACTGTTGGGATAATTGGCCATGATCATGGCAGGATAATCTGAGAATTTGGTTATTCTGTCATATCTTTCTTTTTTGTGGATTATATGCTGTGCCACTCTGCGATGTAAGGCATCATCGCCCATTCTTTTGAGATTGTATTTGCCTTGTTTAGATGCCACATCTGGAGATTCCCATGTTGATTCAATCTCAGACAATATTGCAATATCTTTGAGCAGATTCAATGCATCATTGACATTGTGTTTCAGAGCAGACACCATGGAACTGTGCTGTTGTCGATATTCTTCACCAGGCCATCGTTCTATTAGAGCAATAGGTAAATCGTTCATAGTTGTTGTTGACAATAATTTGTTAAAATATGTTCTCGAAACCATTCATGACTTTGTGGACTATCGGTAAAGTCATGAAAACAAGGTGTGCCCAAGGTAAAGTGTAACAGTTTGGCATCACTGTTTTCTCCGTACTCGTCGGGTAACCAATTCCATTCGACAGGCAATGATCCAATTCGACTGTCATCTAGCCATTGAAATCTGTGCAGGTGACTGCCAGTTGAATTTTGAATGTAGTCAGATGTCAAACATTTATTGTGTTCAGAACCGCAATTCCATAATATGACACTGCTCCAATTTTTCCTTGGATAATCATGATTTTGACTGCCCAAATACTTGATTCTTTTTTTGGTTTTATAGTCATGCTTGACTACCATGGCATCGTAGTCATTGTCTTTAAGATTCCAGAGATTGACAATGTCTTCCCTGAGAATCATGTCGCCATCTATGAAAATTGCCCACCCTTGATAGCCCATCAACGATGGCACAAGAAATCTACTGTAAATAAAATGATTGCTTCCATCACCGTGCGATTCTTGATAATCATTCAACAGATTTAAGGCCAACGGTTGAATGGCCACAGGCTGGCTAGACAATCTAATGATACTATTCACACAGGTATGAAAAGCAACGGCTTCTCTGGGATCATAACCAATGAAGATAGGTATGGTCACAAACTTATTCTTTCGATGTCATTTTCCACACAGTTATCGCCAAATTGTATTTCAATTAAGTGCAGCGGCTGATCTGTTTCATTGGTCAATTGATGCCACTCGTTTTTGTATATCCAGGTATTTTCAAAAATTTTCAATTTGTTTCTTAATTCTAAATCAGTGGAAGTATTGACCGTGTACACAGTGGCACAACCACGACTCACAAACCAAAATTCATTTCGATCATGATGTTTCTGCATACTTAATTGTTTGCCTGGTTCTACCACCAACTCTTTTAATTTGACATGAGGTGGTTCTTCGTGCAAGATGCGATAATATCCCCATGTGCGAATTGTCTTTGGTGTTTTCCATTCTTGCAAGATCTCACTGCTGCTATTGGCCTTATTGTCTCCGCCCACACCAAATACAAATTCCAATCTTGGATTTGTGATCGACATCTCAGGGATATTATCTTTGGTTCTATCGCCCCCATTGGCAAAAATAATTTTACTATGAGGATATTTTTCAAGTGTTTGATTGATGATGTCACAAGCGGAATTATCGCTGTCGTCAAATTGACAAACTTGATCCACCATTGATAAGTTTTGAACAATATTGCTTCTTTCATGCCAAGGTAAAAAGGATCGACCCTTTTTTCTTGTCAGCCATTCGTCGCTGTTTACTCCTACAATCAAATAATCTCCCATTGCACGAGCCCGACTTAGATAACTGATGTGCCCACTGTGCAGTGGATCAAATCCCCCCGAGCATATTACAATGCGATCCATATTCTGTATTCCCTGTTTATCTATTAATTATAATCAACAAGTCGCGGAATAAATTTTTTTCAAATTGATTTTCACAAAATTATTTTGATAAAAAAGTATACTCTACAAAGCCATTAGTTAGAAATCGAAATATCATCAAGACCGGCGCATCTCAACTTGGCAACATGCCCTAACATGAAGTTTTTACTTTCTAATCCCTTGATCAGTCCCAGCCATTTATTTCTCAGTAACGCCACTTCGTTGATAAGAATCTCGAATTCGACTACTTCATCTTCTCCATCAACATATTTTTCAGCATCACGACTGGTCATTACTCTGTTGTAGGCTTCTAGATATTTTTGAAAATGTTTTCTACGAAGTTTTCGTAATTGTAAGTTTAGAAAATTCAGAACTGCTTCAATTTCTTGAAGTTGATTAAATCGTTGTTCTGTTATGCCTGGCAAATGGGAAATATTTTTTTCTAAGTTACCATAGATCGTGCATTCTCGTTTGGCTGTCACTAATTCGTTTTCGTAATAATTGATGAAATCCGGAATAGTCAAGAGATCAGCAACGATTTTGTTATACCACATTGTAATTACTCGTTGTAATTATCGTTTTCGTCATCCTCGTAGAGCTCGTCCTCATCATCATCTTGATCTTGATCAGTATGAAATAGCAATGCCTGCTTGATCAGATCATCGCCCTTGAAGGCCTGTCTGATGTCATCAACATGCTCGTCGAAGTCAATCAGCAACGACACAAAAGTATCTGCTGCTTGTTGTTTGTCTACAGTATTGACCAAACTTTTTATTTCGAACCAAAGTGCAGATGCAAATTCTGATAGCATATGTTTTCCTTATTGAGTAGTAGCGACAGCAACACTATGAAAGTTTGTCATCACAGTATCCAAACAATTGTTGTGATTGGACTCCCATTCTTTTCTAAAAAGTTTAATTACCTCACCGGATGGTGTAGTAAAACTCAATTTATTGCCTTCTTTGACCAGTAAATTTTTCTTTTCGGCCAAATCAACCAGCCCACTATAGGGATTCATTCCTTGATCGTAGGGAATCTTAATTTGAACACCTTCGAATGGTTTGGCATATCTAGTTTTCATTACTTTACAGGCAGATCTAATGCCGGTGACATCGGATATTTTATTACCTTCCTCATCTTCTTTGAGTTTGAGTTTTTTCATTGCAACAACAATACTGGACGCATAGACAAAACCTTGACCTCCTGAAATTTTGTCATCGGGATCAAACATGTCTTGACTGGCATAGGTATGATTGGTACACAGTAGACCAACATTATAACTGCCAAACATGTTCACACAATTACGAACCAATGCAGTCAGTGCCTTGGGTTTACGGCCCATGTCACCTTTAAGGTCACCGCCTTCGAATTGATTGATATCTGTGGGAGTAAGTAGCATACCAAGACTGTCGATGACAAACAGTACCTTGGGCCTATCTTCCAACGGCAAAGATTTATAATCACTCATGAAAGTGCTGATGGTTTTGGCCACATCGTCAATCATGGCCATACTCAATTTTAATAGTTTACTTTCGCTGGTATCTACTTCTAATGCTCTGAGCCAATCTTCATCCAGGGCATTTTCTGTGTCGATTAACACAACAAAGATTCCCTGCTGTTGTGCATTTTTAATAATATTTCCAGAACAAATATAACTTTTACCACTACCGGATTCGCCAGCAAATACAGTCACTTTGCCCAAAGGAATCCCTCTTTGAAAATCTCCCGAGATTAAATAATTTAATGCATAGTTTCCTGTGCTGATCCAATCTGTGGGATCATTGAATCCCACAGTCAATCCGTCAATTGATTTAGTTATTTCTTTGCGAAACTTACTAACATCAAATGGTCGATTTGCCATTTTAATTTCCTTATCTAGTTAAAACAAGAAAAAGTCAAGAGCATTATGCCCTTGACTTTTATATGCAACAATTATTGTTTTTGTCGTGCTCGGATCATTGCAAGAATATCTTCGGCACGCTGAGCACCTGCAGATGCTTTGGGAGGATCTGCCACAAATGGAGTGTCGA